GTACTATTACAGCTGGTTCAAATGGTGCTTTATCTATTGATGGTCAAACTCCATCAGCAAGTGATAGAGTATTATTAAAAGATCAGTCAGACGCTACTGAAAACGGTATCTATGTTGTTACAACTGTTGGTGATGGTTCATCTGCTTATGTATTGACAAGAGGTCCAGACGCTGATACAGCTGCTGAATTAACTGGTGGCACATTCTTCTTTGTTGAAGAAGGTACAGCAAACGCTGATAACGGTTATGTTGCGACACATAATGGTACACCAACATTAGGAATAACAGATATTACATTTAGTCAGTTCTCAGGTGCTGGACAGATTTCAGCTGGTGACGCTTTAACAAAAACTGGTAATACTTTAAATGTTGCTGTTGATGATTCATCAATTGAAGTATCTGGTGACGCTTTACAAATTAAGGCTTCAGGAGTTGGTACTAATCAAATTGCTGATACAGCCGTTACTGCTGGTAAATTAGCAACTACTTTAGATTTATCATCTAGTACAATTACTTTACCAAGTTCATTTGTTACAACAACTGGTACACAGACATTAACAAATAAAACTATTGACGCTAGTAGTAATACAATTTCAAATATTACTAATGCTATGTTATCTGGCTCAGCGGCCATTTCAAATGCTAACTTAGCAAATAGTATCATTAATGTTACAACTGATAGTGGTAACCAAGATATTGATTTAGGAGATACACTTACAGTATCAGGTGGCGAAGGTATTGATACCTCACAGTCAGGTGATACTTTAACTATCGCTGCTGAATTGGCAACATCATCCAATAAGGGTGTTGCTTCATTTAGTGCTGATAACTTTTTAGTATCTTCAGGTGCTGTTACAGTTACTACAATTGATGGCGGAACATTTTAATAATTAATTTAGGAGATTAATAGTGGCCACAGTTATAAAACTTAAAAGGTCAACAACAGCCTCATCTGTACCTACTACAGGTGATTTAGCAGATGGTGAAGTAGCGGTTAATATAACTGATAAAATAGTTTATATGAGAAGTGGTGATAGTATTGTTACTGTCGCTAATTTCAATTCAGGTTCTAGTGTTGATTTATCAGCGATAGACCAAGACATATTACCTGATACTACAGAAACATATGATTTAGGTTCTCCTAGTAAAAGATTTCAGTCTTTATATCTAGCGGGAGATACAATTGATATTGGTGGTTCAACTATATCATCTGACGGAACAGGAACAATTAGTATATCTGCCAACGGCGCTACATTACCACTAAACTCAAATGTTGAAATTTCAAGTGGAGTAAATAAAACACTTGCTTTAGCTGGAGCAGATGGTTCGCCAGTTCAGGCCGTTCCATTTTTCTCTAAAGCTGGTGGACTAAATAGTCAAAATACAAAATTAGATTTTAAAGCTGATCCTGATAAAGTTGTGGCAGCATTTACATTATCAAATGGTTCACAATTAGGAGCATCAGCAGGAGATACTTTATTTTTCTTTTAAGGAATAACATATGACAGTAAAAACACCAATACGAACAGTCTTTAACGAAAGTAACGTTGCCACAGGTTTGGCAGAATACCAAACAGGTGAGTTTATTGGTGTTGAACACGGTGGTACAGGTGCTGTAACTTTAACATCAAATGCCATTCTTTTAGGTAATGGTACAAGCGCTGTACAAAATTCAGCGATAGGTATTTCAGGTACAACTCTTTCATCTACAGATTCAACTTTAATTACTATTGCTGAAGGATTATCAGTTACAGGTGCTTTAAATGTTACAGGTACAATAACAGGTTCAGTTACAGGTACTATTACAGGTAATGCTGACACAGCAACTACATTAGAAACAGCAAGAAATATTGCTGGCCAATCATTTGATGGTAGTGCTAATATTACAATTGCGGCTACTGATTTATCTGATACAGACCAAAGTTTATCAACTACAGATAATGTATCATTTAATAACTTAACACTTGCTGGCGATTTAACTGTAAATGGCACAACAACTACTGTAAACTCAACAACAATTGAAATTACAAACTCATTTACATTTGAGGGTTCAACAGCTGACGCTAATGAAACAGTTTTTGGTGTTGTTGATCCTACAGCAGATAGAACAATTAATTTACCAGATGCTTCAGGTACAATTGTATTAAAAGATACAACTGATACCTTAACAAATAAGACTTTAACAAGTCCGATTATTTCATCAATTTCAAATTCAGGTACGTTAACATTACCTACATCTACTGACACATTGGTTGGTAGAGATACAACAGATACATTAACCAATAAAACTATTAATACAGCTTCAAACACAATCAGTATTGTTGAAGCTGATATTTCAGATTTACAATCATATATTTTAGCAGGATCAACAGATACTTTAACAAACAAGACAATTGACGCTGATAATAACACTCTTTCAAACATAGGAGATGATGAACTATCAAGCGGAATTAGTGCTGCTAAAATTGGTAATGGTGATGTGGATAACACAGAATTAAGTTATTTAAATGGTGTTACAAGTGCCATTCAGACACAAATAGACACAAAAGCCTCTACTGCCTTTGCTATTGCTCAAGCTGTTGCTCTTGGATAACACTCTATTTTTATTATAAATAGTAGTAAACACTTATAGAGGTAATAATGGCAACGCCAGCTACAAGAGAACAATTAAAACAATACTGTTTAAGAACATTGGGTAAACCCGTTATAGAAATTAACGTGGATGATGACCAGTTAGAAGACAGAATTGATGAGGCCTTACAATACTATGCTCAATATCACTATGATGGTATTAGAAGAACATATTTAAAGTATCAATACACACAGGCCGATAAAGATAGAATACTTGGTAATTCAAGTGAGTCTGTTACTAAAAATTCCATAACCACATCTTGGTCTGAAGGAAACAATTTTCTTGTTGTTCCAGAATCAGTAATTTCAGTAATTAATATATTTCCTTTTTCAGATAAAGGTAATCTAAATCTATTTGACGTAAGATACCAATTAAGATTAAATGACCTTTATGATTTTTCTTCAACATCTATTATCAACTATGATGTTGTATTACGACATTTGGATTTTTTAGATCACGTACTTGTAGGTGAAAAACCTTTAAGATTTAATCAACACGATAATAGGTTATATGTTGATATGGATTGGGCAAATGATTTAACTGTTGGAGAATATCTTGTTATAGAGGCCTATCGTAAATTAGACCCTACAGTTTATACAGATGTTTACAATGACATTTATCTAAAGAGATATGCGACTGCTTTAATTAAAAAACAATGGGGAGCAAATCTTAGCAAGTTCAATGGTGTAACTATGTTAGGTGGTGTTTCTTTAAATGGCCAACAAATATTTTCAGAAGCGTTACAAGACATACAAAAACTTGAAGAAGAAATACGAAGCACATTTGAATTAAATCCAGCTATGATGATAGGATAATGCCATGTCAGTTAATCACTATTTTCAAAATGGCAACGGTATAGGAAATACCAACGAAAAAAGACTTTATGAAGATTTAATTATAGAAGGCCTAAAGATTTACGGTAAAGACGTTTACTATCTTCCAAGAACACTAGTTAATAGAGATTTAATTTTAGGAGAAGACACAGCTTCTAAATTTGATGACTCATATTTACTTGAAATGTATATGGAAACAACTGAAGGCTTTGCTGGCGAACAAGAGATTGTTAGCAAATTTGGTTTAGAAATTAGAGAAGACACAACCTTTGTGGTTGCTAAAAGAAGATGGCAAGACGCCGTTGATTCAGTTCATACTTTAATTGCTGATGGCCGACCAAATGAGGGCGATATAATTTATATGCCTTTAATGAATAGTTTTTTTGAAATTCAATTTGTTGAAGACCAAGAGCCATTTTTTCAACTCGGTAATTTACCGGTTTACAAATTAAGATGTACTCGTTGGGAATATTCATCTGAACAACTTAATACAGGAGTTACAGATATTGATAGCGCTGAAACACAATACAGTTTAGATCAAATGGCACATCAAGTATCATTAGAAGATGGTACAGGCGCTTTACTACTAGAAAATGATAGTGCTACAGGTGAAAGTAATTATATGATATTAGAAACATACAATATTCAAACACAGGCAAATACATATGCCGATAATTTAGATTTAGATAGTGAGGCAGGATTTGATACGGCCTCTACTGCTGATGATATATTAGACTTTACTGAACGTAACCCGTTTGGTGACGTAGATGAAGGAGCGTTTTAATGTTTGGTACTTATTTTTATAATGAAAGTATGAGGAGAATGACAATTGCCTTTGGCCAATTGTTTAATAATATACAGATAAAAAGAAAAGACTCTAACGATACAGTAATACAATCTATTAAAGTTCCTTTGGCTTATGCTCCAAAAGAAAAGTTTTTAGTAAGATTAGATCAACAACCATCTTTAGATGAAAGAGAAATGGCCATTACTTTACCTCGTATGTCATTTGAAATTTCGTCAATCAATTATGATGCAAGTAGAAAACTAAATCGTGTACAAAAATTTAAATCAGTAAAAACGGCCGCTGAAGGTAAAATATTAGATTACAACTATATGCCTGTTCCTTATAATATATCATATAATTTAAATGTATTTACAGCAACAGCAGAAAGTGGCCTACAAATCGTAGAACAAATATTACCTTTCTTTCAACCAGATTATACAGTTACAGTTAATGCTATACCTAGTATGAATATTAAAAGAGATGTTCCTATAGTTTTAAATAGTGTAAACTATGATGATAGTTATAGTGGTGATTTTACAACTCGTAGAGCAGTTATATACACCTTAGGATTTACTGCTAAAACCTATTTGTTTGGTCCTGCTTCAACTCAAAAAGTTGTTAAAACAGTACAAAGTGACTTACATACAAATACAACT